CGACTGTCATGAACAAAGCGATGAATTATTATACTCTGGACTTTAAAAAGAGTTTCAAGCCGAACCAAAACGCGACGGGTGTGGATATTGAAACATATCTGGACTATTATCATGGCAATCGACCGAGGAATGTCGAGCCGTGCGACAGGCCGGTAGTGACTTCTGTGTCGGCCGCGCAGACTATAGTGTCGTGGGAGAGCACGGTCAACTCAAATTGGAGCCCGCTTTTCTACGTCATGTTGTTCAGATTCATGTCGCTGTTGAGGGTTGGGGTCATAATCAACATCAGGAAGTCACCAAAAGAATTGCTAGCTTCGTTTCGGCAATTCGAACGTTTTCGGAGATTGTTATATTATTTGCAGTTCGATTTCGAGAAGTTCGACAAGTCACAGCAGTTGGCGGTTGCTATTGTGGAATGGTTTCTCATGTACAACGTTGGGATGTCCAGGGATCAAATGGAGAAGTGGATAAATTCTCATTTGGCCACAGACGCGCATTCAAAACCTCTGGGGGTGAAAATTAGGCTAATGTTCCAGCGGCATTCGGGCGATAGCGCTACAGCTCTGTTGAACACCATTGTGGTCTTTTTCAAAGTTTCAGTTGCCATAATTTGTATGCTGGTCGAAATGAGAAACCGCGAAAACGAGGATGTATGGGATATGCATGCATTGACTGATGCGCAGTGGTACTGGCTTTCGGGACGTGCTCGTGAAGTTCTGGTGTACATGGCTGCTCTGGGTGATGATTCACACATTGCGATGTCGGAGGAGATGCCTGAATCGAATATGTCTGAGTTATTGGCGAGTTTGTTTAATTCGTCAGTCAAATTCTCGCAGACGCACTATCCTATTTTCTGTTCATTTCTTTTGCTGAAGGCGGGAGATGAGTTGTTCATGGTACCAGATATCCTTAAATACATTGTGAAACTGGGAAAGGGTTATGCCAAGGATGAACAGATGTTATTGGAATGGTATCAGAGTTTCAGTGATGCTTGCGAGGGCATGGATAGTATGAAGGTGTTGCGTGCTGCGGCAATTCATTTGAAGAAAAATTATAGATTTCGCGATCCAGGCGTTATCTTGCCAGCATGTATAGCTTTCAATTCTGTGGCTGTAGATTTCGCGACTTATAGGTCGTTGTTCGCGAAGAATGTCAGGAAAGTTGAGATGTGAACGACTTACTTGTTTACTTGAATTACTTTGATACCTCTCGGAATGTAGGAGCGTATATAAAAAAAAAAAAAAAACACGGGATCGGGAGAGAGACCGGCGGGAACCCAGAA